CCGCCAGCCATACCCATAACTACGCTGGTTCGTCCAGCGCGGGCGGTGCGGCAAACTCAGCCAACAAACTGAACAAGAACGCGGGTTCTGCTACGCAGGGAGTATACTTCAAGGATGGTGTGCCGGTCGCTATGACCTGCACGCTGGGCAAGAGTGTGCCTGCGGATGCAAAGTTCACGGACACCAACACCTGGCGCGGCGTGCAGGACAATCTGACCAGCACGGCCACCGACCAGAGTCTGAGCGCAAATCAGGGCAAGGTGCTGAAAGGCCTCGTGGACGGCAAGGCGGCGTCCAGCCATACCCATGACGACCGGTACTACACCGAGAGCGAGATGAACACCAAACTCAACGGCAAAGCCAACAGTTCCCACACCCATAACTATGCCGGGTCTTCGAGTGCGGGCGGCACGGCCAACTCGGTCAACGGCCTGACCTTCGCTGCCCAGACCACCGACCCGGGGGCGGGAAGCGCATTGACCACCAACAAGGTGCTCATCGTGTACGTGTAAAGGAGGCCGGATATGGCAAAAGCAGTTTATGTGGGCGTTGACAGCAAAGCCCGCAAGATGAAAAAAGCCTACATCGGCATCGGCGGCACGGCCCGCAAGGTCAAGAAGATGTACATCGGAGACAGCAGCGGCAAGGCGAGGCTGTGCTACAGTGCAGAGGCTGACAAATTTGGAACTGCGACACCGCTGAGTAAATACAGAATCTTCCTTGCCGGAACGACAGTTGGCGGATATGCCCTGTTCGGAGGCGGCGGTTATGATAGCGACGCCAAAAAAGGCGAGGCCATAATGGACGCATACAACGCATCTCTCACCCGGACGACTGCAGCTTCTTTAAGCGTGGCAAGGCAAGGATTGACGGCGATAACGCTGGGGAATCACGCACTATTCGTCGGTGGACGAAGCGGAAACACGTCCTTTGGCACGGTGGATGTCTACGATGCATCTCTTACCCGGACGACCGCTACAGAGCTGAGTATTGCCCGATATGACAGTGCCGCGGCAGTTGTAGGTTCCTATGCGCTTTTTGCTGGCGGCAGAAGGAATAATGGCTTATTTACAATGTCGCAGTCCGCCGTAGATGCATACAACACGTCTCTCACCCGGACGACTGCAACTCCGCTGCCCAGTAATGCATACGCCTGTGCAGGAGGCACAGTCGGAGGTTATGCAGTGTTTAGCGGCGGCAGCAGCATGAACTCGGATTCGACTCTTGTTGAAACCATTGGGGCTCTGGAGATAGTGCGCGCATATGATTCGTCTCTTACGTCCAGTCAGGCCGCGCCCTTGAGTTGCCCCAGAGCAGTCCATTCCGCCGCAACCATCGGGAATCATCTTCTTTTTGCAGGAGGATACAACAGCACTACGGGAAAATACCTCTCCACAGTAGAATCGTACGACGCCTCGCTGACCCGAAGCACTGCCGTCGAATTGAGCAGCGCAAAGAACGGCCTGGCCTCGGCCACAGTGGGCGAATACGCAATGTTTGCAGGTGGCTATAAAGGCAACAGCGATGCAGCCTATGTGGCAACGGTGGATGCATACAACACCGCGTTAACCAAGACGACTATGCCAGACTTGAGTGTCGGACGGTATGGCCTTGCATCTGCTGTAATTGGAGATTATGCGCTGTTCGCAGGCGGTATCTCAAAAATCAGTAGCACGGCAGACAAATATCAGGATGTCGTCGATGTCTATTCGGCGTAATGAAAGGAGAAATCAAAATGGCACGATACAAAATTTACGACAACAAATCTGACGTCATCACCCCGGTGGGCGAGAAGCTTACCGCTGAGCAGTGGCTGGACCGTTACCAGTGGGGCCGCTACACCAAGATGATCGTGGGCGGCGGCATCATCAACGGCAGCGTCGCGCTGGTCTTTGACGACGAGGTGGAGCGTTACCGCAAGGCGGGCTGCGATTTCAGTGCCTGCACCACCGACGAGGACTATCTGGCCGCCATCGAGGCCTTTGAGGATAACCCGCCCATGGCAGACGCCGGCGTCTCCGACCAGACCCGCATTGCGGACGCTCTGGAAGACATGGTAGCTCTGAGTCTGCCGGATGATACCACCAACACCACCGAGGAATGAGAAAGGAGAACGAAGTTATGAGCAACAAGGAAAAACTGACCGAGCGCTGGACGCAGGGCCGCATCTCTGAGGCGATGCTGCGGGTGTATGTGCGCAAGGGCATCATCACCAAGGCGGATTTCGAGGAGATCTGCGGGAAGAAGTATTGAGTGGAGGGATAAGGATGTCGATTCGTGAATATTCCATGACCCGCGACTCCACCCGGCAGCTCTCGCCCAGCTTCCGCGTCCGCGAGTTCGCCTGCAAGGGCAGCGACGTTGTCCTTATCGACGACGAGCTGGTGGTGCTTCTGCAGTGCATCCGGGAGCACTTCGGCAAACCGGTACATATCACCAGCGGCTACCGCACCGCTGAGCACAATGCCGCCGCGGGCGGCAGCAAGTCGAGCCAGCACCTGCTGGGCCGGGCAGCGGACTTCTACGTCGAAGGTGTGCCGGTAGCGACTGTCGCCGCCTACGCTGAGACCTTGCTTTCCGGGCGCGGCGGCATCGGGCGGTACCCGAAGGATGCAAAGCATCCCAAGCGCATGACCGGCTGGGTACATATCGACACCCGGACGAATAAGTCCAGATGGAAGGGGTGAGACCGATGGAGACTGTTCTCGCAGCGCTTATCACCGGGGCCGTGACTCTCATCGGCGTACTCATCGCCAACAGCCGCAGTCAGGCTGTCACAGACACCAAGCTTGAGGAGTTGACCCGCGAGGTGCGGGCGCACAACAACTTCGCCCAGCGCGTCCCCGTGCTGGAAGAGCAGATGAAGGTGGCAAACCACCGCATCGCCGATTTAGAAGCAAACGAACATACAAGAGAAAGGAATTAAGCTATGAACGCACATATCATTACCAACCGTACCGTCTCCGCCGGTACTCTGACCCGTACCGCAGCGCTGGGCCTCGCCCTGACAAATCAGCTGCTCAGCGCAGCGGGCAAGTCTGTACTGCCCATCGACAACGCCCAGCTCGAGCAGATGATCTCCACCGGCTTCACCGTCGGTGCAGCACTGGCCGCATGGTGGAAGAACAACAGCTTCACCCCTGAGGCCATCGAGGCGGATGCATTCATGGCAAGGATGAAAAAGAGAGTGAGGTGAGAGCTGTATAGTCTAATAATGCCTCCTTCAAAATTTTTTCGAAGGGGGCATTATTATATGGTATGGAAAAGAAATGAGGTAATGAAGCAAGAAAACCGCCTGGATTCTGACGAATCTAGGCGGTTTTTGTGGAGCGGGCAATGGGAATCGAACAACGGAAATTCTACGGGGACACGCAAATTATGGAGCGGATTAAACGAAAGTAAATTGTTTTTATGCAAATAGCTTGCTATACAAGCAAATCCCTTTGTGGCATCTAAAAAAATAAACTGGGTCAAAAACTGGGTCAAAATCCGGCCCGCCCAGGGATGTCCTACCCGTGAGCCTTTTTGAGTGCCGCTGTCGTCGCCTCCGCCAGCTCCTCGCGCTGGCCCTGCAGCTCGTGGCGGTAGACGCCGAACGTGTCCATATTCCGGGAGTGGCCTACCAGCATCTTGAGCTGGCCGTCCGTAAGCTCCCCGGCCTCGACACTGACAAAGGTGTGCCTCAGCTCGTAGAGAGTGATGCGCGGCGTGATACCGTTGCCGTCTTGATACTTCTCCCACCGCCGCTTGAGAGACCGCTGGCAGGGAATCTGAAACAAGGGCGTGTTGTAGTTGAGCTGGACGCCCGAGTCCTTGAGGAGCTGCACCTGAGCCTCGTATGCTTCCCGGGCCTGCTGGCACATATCAAAGCTGCGGATGCTGTTTTCATTTTTGCCCGTCGTCGTCTCGTCCTCGACGTTGACACTCCGCCGGAGGTTGACGGTGTTGCCCTTTATATCTCCGTACCAAAGGCCGACCAGCTCACCGGGGCGCAGGCCCGTAGAGACGGCGAAACGGTAGGCATAGATATAATCATCAAAGATATGCTTTGCGTACCATTTCCGGGTGTCAACCGAAAAGAGGGTACGGAGAGCCTGCGGCTGCAAAATCTCCCTCTTACCGACCCGGGCGTTTTTCGGGACGTCAAGGTCTGGGTTCAGGGTCGTGTATTTGTTCCGGCGGCACCATTTTACAAAAGCCTTTTCGGTGGAGCGAATAGTCGAGAGCGTCTTTTTGCTCAACGGCGTATCGCCTGTACGCTTTGCGCCCTTTTTGAGGCACCGCTTTTTGTATGACATATCGATGCACTTTTGTAAATCGCCCTCGGTCAACTCGTCTATGCGGAGATTCTCGATAACTGGAAGGATATAATAATCTCCGTATTTTGCGCACTGCTTGACGTAGGACGTGCCGCAGGTCAGCTTCAGCTCCTCGACCCATTCCCGGTAGAGCGGGCCGACCTTTTTCCTGCCATCCCGGATACTGTCGTCAAGCCAAGCGTCCGCCTTTGCGTTCGCTTCCCGCTGCCCGGTACGGCCCGGAGTGCTGCTATAAAAGCTTTTCAGCACCCCGTTTTTCTGTACCCGGATGCGCCAGCGTTTTGTCTGTTCCTGCCACTCGGCTGTTGTTGTCCTCTTCCTCAATTCAGATGCCCCCCTTTCACCTCTTTATAAAAGTAATACGCCCGGCGGACGTACTCCTCTGTAGTGTCCAGCTCCTCGGCTATCTCCCAAGCGTCCATCCCGTCCTTGAGCATGGCCGTCAGCTTATCTTCAGGGATTGCGTGGAGTATATACCAGCGGTCGGCGCGGGCCTCGTGTTGCTCTTTTATATCAAAGGGCGTCCGGCGGGTATAAAATCCCCCATAGAGGCAGTGGCCCAGCTCGTGGCCAAGCCGGGCGGCTTCTTCCCCTCGGGTAAAACGCCGGGTGCTGTCTATCCCGATATAGCACCGCCCGTCTTGCTCAATGCACAAGCTGCCCGTCTCCGGCAGAGGAAAGCCCAAGACCTCGACGCCGTTTTCCTCGGCTATCCTGTAAAATTCACTGGCTTTGTCCATTCGCGTCCCGCTCCTTTACAAAACGGGCGAAGCACTTGACTTCCTGATACTGAGCGTCTGTAGCATCGCCCCCAAAAAGCGCGTGTTTAATATCTTCTTCTGTCACCTCGCGGCGATTAGCTACGGGGGCTTTTTCTTTTTCCGGGGAATCTGTCTCGCCGTATAGGTATGCGCTAGTCGTTCCGAGCTGCTGCGCACACAGGAGAACAAAATCCCGGGGAGGTTCTTTGCCGCGCTTCTCAAACATTCGGATGTAGTTGTCCGCGTGGCCGGAAAGTTGGCAGAGTGCCTTTCTCGTCATTCCGTTGCTTTTCAACAGGGCATCGAGTCGGTCAAACATAAAAGTGCTCATAACAAACCTCCATAATTCACTACTAGCTAAAAATATTTTTTGAAAATTAGAAAATAGCTATTTACAAATTAGCAAAAAGCTAGTATAATAAAAACGCAAAGAAAATTAGATGCTAGCTAAATAATAACATTAAAGTGCTAGAAAATCAATCGGAAAGGAATAAAAAATGGCAAATCTCAAAAAATACGTCGCCACGTTCTGGCGCAGCAACCCTCAGTTTAAGGCGGGTGGGTACGAGACAACCCGAACCATCGAGGCTGTTTCTATCGCCTCGGCCCGGAAAAAGGCCCGGGAGATTTACGAGCATTGCGCCTACGGCGGTATGGAGCTGCGGAGCATCGAGAGGGAGGGTTAATATGTTCGACATCAACAATGATTCCAAGCTGCGGGCAGCCTATATTTTTGCTATCACTATGGACGCCTCTCCGAAAGGGAGCAAAGGCGCACTGGACGCCTTGATGGTAGAGGTCAAGCACGAAATCCGGGCCTATACCCACCGCCCGGAGGCAGATGCCCGTATTGTACAAGAGCGCGGGTGTGACGGGTATATTGAGCTGGTACAGCTCCCGGATAGCCTCGACCGGGTACACAAGGAGATTGCCGATGACTGGTTCCGAGCGACCCGATACCTTGAGTACTTCCCGACGCCCTACGACTGCTCAGGCCAGAAGTTTACCAGCTGGTATAAGCTCTTTCGCCGCCGGGGGCATTGGTTCGCATATCACTGCGTAAGCATCGACGTTTGAGAGGGGGGGGGCAAGAGGCGATGAAAAGCTATACTGTAGACCTTATTCTTGAGGTTCGGGGCATGGTAGAGGTCGAGGCGGATAGCGTCACCGAAGCCTACCTCAAGGTAGGGAAGAATCCGGGCAAGTATCCGACCCCAAGAGCTGGAACAGCGTCGGGAACGCAGAGCTTAGGGCATACAGCCATATCGACTGTGTCTTTGAGCATAACGTCACGAGCGCGATTTCCACCGCCAGCGGAGAGGAGGCGAACGAAGAATGAGAGGACGCATTCAGGCCCCGGCAAAGCTCCCGGTGGGCAGCTACTGCAATATCCCGCATACCGAGTTACGAGCCGTTATCCGGGGGCATAAGTACCGCGACCAAGACGTGGCGGAGGCAATCGGGATGCACACCAGTACGTTTTCGCTGAAGATGCGCGGTCACTCGGTTTGGCGCGGGGATGAAATCGCGGCTATCTGCGAGATGCTGGACATCCCCCAGAAAGACATCGGGAAGCTCTTTTTCCCGCAAATCAAGAAAGGAGCCTAAACAATGGCATACGAAATCAACGAGGAGCTGGCCCGTCGGGCGCACGAGATGCGTTCTACCCGGGATTATAAACCGGGTTCTTCCACGGCGGAGTATCTGCGGCAGGTCGAAGAGGCCCGGCGAATTGCCGAGGAGTCAAAAGCCCGGTGCAAGACTACGACCCAGCGGAACCGGGTAGACGGGATGCTCGACAAGTACGAACGGACGCTGGCCTTTGCCATCAACCGGGAAAACGAGGTCGGCACATGGTGTCCGAGCATCTTAATCGTCGGCGGCGCAAATTTCCCGGTGGCAAAGAAAAAGCGGCAGGGCGAAGCTTGGGTGGCAAATCTCACCAACTACAACAAAGCCTCCGAGCTGCTGGACAAAATCCGTGGCTATGGCTATACGGCTCCTATCAACAGCCGCGACCCGGAAGCTCTGGTGGCCCTCCGGGAAGAACTGGACAAAGAGCGTGAGAGCCACGCCCATATGAAAGCTGTCAATGAGTATTTTAAGCGGTACGGCTCCCTAGATGGCTGCGCCGACGTCGGGGAGTACGAGCGGGCCGAAATCGATGGCCGGATGAAGCAGTGGGGCGACCCGAGGCCGTTTGTATCGTGGCAGCTTGGCAACTCCCGCAAGCGCATTCAGCGGCTCGAAAACCGTATCAAAGAGATGGAGGCGGCTGTCGAGGCCAACGCCCAGCCCGTAGAGCTGGACGACCTCCCCGGCGTTACCTACCACGAAAACAGCGCGACGATGCGGGTACAGCTTATCTTTGAGGGTAAGCCAGAGCCGGACATCCGGGCCATCCTCAAATCCCACGCCTTTCACTGGTGTCCCTCGCAGGGCGCGTGGCAGCGGCAGCTCAACGCCAACGGCAAGCGAGCGGCCCGCGAGGTACTGGAACAAATCAAAGTTTTGCAGGGAGATTGAAACGATGAACGACAAAGAGGGATGGGCGGCAGAGGCCCGGGAACAGATCTATAAGACCTTTGGCGTCGAACCGAAAGACGTTATGGAGAACGAGCGGGAATGCCTCTTGCAGGCGTTCCCGGGGAGCTTTATCAATAGCCGGGACGAGTTTATAGCTCACCCGCGCACGAACCAGTATTTTATCTTGAGCGACTGCAAGGCCCCGGAAGACGTCAAGGCCAAGGTGCTGGAATGGCTTTCCCGACCGTCGTGCAAGACCCAACCCTATTCTCAAGAGTGGCGCAACCGCAAGCTTCATACCGATATGCGGTTTTCGGTCAACGCCTATCTGGATACGGACTTTTCACAAGAGGATATGGAGCTGATTTATGACTGGCTTGGGAACGCCGTCAATCATCGTTTAACGATGCTTTTTATTAGCAACGGGATGGATGTAGAGTGGCTGCGGGAGTTTGGCCCGGTTTACCACTATCCGCCTGAAAAATAATCGAGAGGAGATTTTTACATGAATGGTATGTTTTATCGTGGGGAGATTTACTTTGTTCTCCCGGAGGGTAATGAGGTCGGAAGCGAGCAACGGTCAAACCGCCCCGGCATCATCGTCAGCAGCGATACCAACAACAAATTCTCGACTACGGTGCAGGTAGTCTACCTGACGACCAAGGAAAAGAAGCCGCTTGCGACGCACGTTCACATCGAGACTGCAAAGCTGCCCTCCACGGCCCTCTGTGAGCAGATTTTTACCGTGGACAAGCTGCGCATGGATAGCTACGTCGGCAAGCTGACGCCCAAAGAGATGGAAGAGGTCGAGCGGAGCGTTATGATTGCTCTTGGCCTCGACAACTACCTCTCTAAGCCTAAGACCGAGACGCCCGACTCTCCGGCGGCTGTCCAGCCTCCGCTTCCTGCCGACGTCGTCAAGAGCTTTTCTTGGGAGGACAAGAAACGGGACAATGCGCAGCCTGCTGGAGGGCTTGCCTCCCCGGAGCTTATCAGAGCTTATGCGCAGCGTGACGCCCTTTTCTTTTGCTCGAATTAGCTGTGAATCTAGCCGTTCACTAAATTTTTTCAGGAAAAATAGCAAAAAGCTATTTACAAATTAGCTAAAAGCTAGTATAATAAAAGCGTCAAGAGGAGCAACCCCAAAGGAGGACAAAAGGTGTTTAAGAAAATCGTTCGCGCAATCTCCGAAATCAAGACCGAGGCAGACCGCAGCGACTGCTACGACCAGATTGACAAGGCTTTCGATGCCGAGAAGATTTCTTTCGACGACCACGAGATGCTGTATAAGCTGGCCGCAATGGTCAGCGTGGAGGGATAAACGATGAAGTGGATTAAGGATTCCGACAGATACGTCCGAGAGGATGGCAAGTGCTATATCCGGGAGCGTGAAGTCCGTATCAACGGGAAATGGTGCTGGCGTTGGTGCGTATACGGCGACGTCGGCGGCAAGTACATAGACGACGTTATAGAGATGTTCAAGACCTTGCGAGCCGCAAAAATGGCCTACGCAAACGTAAACCCCGCCTGACGATGACCCGGTGGCACGGGTCGAAACGCTCCACCCGGAGCGTCGCGGGAGCCAACCGCAGAAAGGAGGTATAAACGTGCCTCGATTGATGGAAATCGAAGAAACCCCGGGCGTAAAGACTTGGGAACCTTGCTACAACGTCGAGGAAGCGGCAAAGGTGCTGGGGGTTTGCCGCCAGCGAGTTCTTCAGATGAGGAACGAAAAGAAGCTTACAGGGTTTTCGGATGGCAGAAAAGGAAGCAAAAGCAGACTCTTTTTCAAGGTGGATGACGTCGAAAAGTATAAGGTCTACAAGAACGCACCCAAGCCGCTGCCTCCGCTTCGCCCGGTCTGCGTAGAGTCGGAGAAAGATAGTGCCTAAGAGATAGGAGGATATAAACGATGCGGTTTGTCAAGAGATTTACCGTCGCAATGCTGGCGGCAATCGGAGCCGTTCAGGTCGTCCGGCAGGTCGTCGGGGCCACAGCCCTTGCCCTTGTTGCCTTTGGCAAGTGGGAGCCTGCCGCCGCCGCAGAAGCGGCCCCGTGGCTTGCCTTTTCCGCTGTCTCCGGCTTGTCGCTGTCGCTCTACGGGATGTACAAGGACAACCAGAGGTATACCCGGCAGAGCTACGGACGTATCGAGCGCAACCGCGCCCGGAACGATGAGACCCGAAAGGCGGGCTGAGTAATGAGTTGGGGGATGTACGACATCCGGCTTGACTCTTACGGCCCGCCGATAGAGCCGCCGGATGATTATTATTTCCGGCCCCGCGAGGAGCTGGACGATGAACACGAGGAGGATACCAAAACCGATGACGAATGAATTGACCGTCCGGGTACAAAGCCCGGTCATTCCGGCGATTGTCTGGAATGAAGACGAGGTGAAAGCCTACATAACCGAGAAGCTGGCGAAGTACGAGGGCCTGGTCTACACTGCCGACAATATCAAGAGCGCCAAGGAAGACCGGGCCGACATCAACAAGCTGAAAAAGCAACTTCACGACTCTACCATTGCCCTCAAGAAGTACCTTGCGAAGCCCGGCGAGGATTTCAATGAAAAGATTCGCGGGTACGAGGATATGTGTTCTCAGGCTGTGGAGCATATCGACGTTCAGGTCAAGGGCGTCGAAGATGCAGAGAAAGAGGACAAGCGCAAGGCCCTGCAGGAGGTCTACGGCGCCAACATTGACGAGCTTGCCCCGCTTATCCCCTTTGAGCGGCTTTTCGTCGCCCAGTGGCTCAACAAGTCCTACAGCCTGAAAAAGGCGTCGGACGACCTGCGGGACGCCATCGGCAATATCCGCAACGACCTGCAGTTTATCCGTGAGACCTGCGGCGAGGACGTCGAGGCTTGCCAGACCGAGTATCTCCGCACCTTGAGCGTCACCGACGCCGTGCGGGAGCATAACCGCCGCGTCGAGGCCCGCGAAAAGCTGCGGGAGAGCGGCTATCCTGTGACGCAGGCG